AGACGCATCGCACCGGCACGCTCTATAACCACAACCTAGCGGGGACGTAATCAAATGAAACTGCTCAGCAGTACAGGCGGGCAAACGATCGACGACGGCGGATCGAGCCAAGTGTTTTTTGTTGGCGGAGGGATTTGGAATCTCTACGTCACTGGAACTCCTAGCACCGGCACGCTCACGCTCAAGTGGTGCAGGAAGTCGGATGGCACGTTCGTCGACTATGTGTACGACAAGTCTGGGGCGGCGACGACTTTCACGATTTCCGCTACGGAGGTGGCGTCGTCGTCCAAGGGATACCACGCAACAATTATCGACCACGGCATGTTCTTCAAGCTCGTAGACGATGGCGTTGGCACCGGAACATCGTGGCAGATTGACGTTAATGGGAGTCATGTCCAAGCAGTCCCGGCGTCTTGACAAGTTTGACTATGAAGCGTCTCGCGTCCTCTGGATGGCACGCCTGTATCGCGAAGGAACTTTTCGCGACTACTGCAACCAGAGAGCAGAGATTCGGGCGCAGACAAAGGGCGCTGCGGTAGGCGACGCGAGAATGCTAGAGGCGTCGCATCGCAGTAACGACCTAAAGAAGAAGTTTGGCTGGACGGGGATCAAGGATGAGTTTGAGCGTCACCGGATATTCCTCAACCAGCCGGTCCATAACAACAGGAAGTTGATAATGGCGGAGGCAGCGAGAAATAAGGGGCGGACGGCGCTCGCGAAGGCGTTCGACGAGCTGCCAGACAATGTGTCCTACGAGCAAGAAGTGGCGTGGGTCCGCGCTCACCCGCTAGTGTTCTCGGCGCTCGACAAGGTGACGCGAGAGGAAGAGTACAAGCCGGCAAAGCTGACTGTCCGCGACTTGCTAGGAAGATCAAACGGCCCGGCTCCGTCGAAGGGGGCGGCTACTCAGTTGCGGTTTGCGCTGGCCGATCCGCTGGGGTGGCATAAGCGGCTGATGGATGGCGGGAAGAAGAAGGCGGCTGAAGCAAGCGGCAAGCCCGGAGAGACGGACGGAGATTCGGGCATCATCCCCGACGACCTGGAGGAAGTGGAGCGCATGTTACGCGCGGCGTCTAATGGCTGATTTCTACAAAGATGTGCCTAAGACATTGGGCGCTAATCTTGAGTATCGCCTGAACCTTCGCAAGAAAGCGATGAAGGATGCCGGTCTGCGCCGGGCCATCATGGCGGCGTGCAAACATGACATCCTCTACTTTTTTAATGCTTGGTGCTACATTATCGAGCCACGTACCCGATTTGACGACAGTGGGCATGAAAAAGCTAAAGTGTTTCCGTTCTTGACTTGGGAGCATCAAGATTTTTGGTTCCCGAAAGTGCGAGAGGCCCTTGGTAGGCGCAATGTCGTCGTCGAAAAGTGTCGTGGTGAGGGTTGGACGTGGTTTGAATGCCTTGCTGCATTGCAAGATTTTCTATTCAGCGAACACACGTTAGTGGGTCTTGTGTCTAGCACGGAGGCTAAATCGGACAGCCAGAGCCTTGGGTCCATCATGGGGAAATGCTTGGCGGTGGATACGCCAGTCCTTACGCCAACTGGATGGGCGCCGCTGTCTTCGGTAGCAGTCGGCGACGAACTGATTGGCTCAGACGGAAGGCCAACAAAAGTCCTGCGATTAGTGGAGCCCTACGAGGCCGACATCTATCGCGTTGAATATTCGGACGGCACGTCCATTCGGTGTACGTCCAACCACAAGTTCCCGGTGTGCTGTAGAAACATTCGCCGCACCGATCGCACCCGCGATGCAGCAATGGCTTACGAAGTCTTGGAAGTTTCAGAGATAGCCAAAAACTTAAAAAATAGCGGCGGGAGGACATGGAACTACCACGCTTTCGAGCCTGCAAAGATTGAGCACGACGAGCAGATTGTACCCGTAGACCCGTATGTCATGGGCGTGCTTTTGGGCGACGGCTGCCTAACCAAGTGTTCTCTGGAGTTTGCATCAGTCGACCTTGAGGTTGTGGGGTTGGTGTCTCGCCGCCTTACTGGAGTTGCCTCCGTCAAAAACTGGAAGGGAATTGTTTGGGGAATCTGCGACGGACCCGTCAAGGATAATCTCAAGTCAACCGGGCTGATTGGTAAGCGTTCATGGGAGAAGTGGATTCCACCGGAATACAAGGCCGGATCAATTGAGCAACGAGTTGAGTTGCTTCGAGGAATTATGGACACGGACGGGACGGTGCAGCCTAAGACCGGACTGGCCATCTTTACTACCACATCACGACAGTTGGCCGGTGATGTTAGGGACATCGTTCTTTCTCTTGGCGGAAGCTCCACCATACACGAGCGAACCACGAGGTACGAGTACGAAGGAGAGAAGAACGAAGGACGGATTTCATACAACGTGACAATCCGCCTTCGAGACATCAATCCGTTCTATCTCAAAAGGAAAGCCGATTTATTCAGGTTCAGTAGCAATACATGCGCCAAGAAGGTAACTGGCGTCAAACTGGAAGGACGTGGGGTGGTGTCATGTGTCACGGTAGACGCACCAGACCACCTGTTCGTGGTGGATGGATACACGCTGACGCACAACTGCGACTGGGAACTCACCAAGCTGTCAACCTGGATGACAGGACTCAAGGGCCGCGACCGCAACAATCCCAACGACTGGTATCGAAACGCCAGCGACCACGCCTTGATAAACGTCCGACTTGGCAACCAAATCACCGCATTCGCTGCCGGCCCTGACGTTGGTCGTGGCGACCGCTTCACTTGGTTCGGGCTGGACGAACACGCTTCCGACGAATGGAAGATGGAGGGGAACGACGAGCGTGTACTGGAAGCCCTCGGCGGCACGACCGATTCGATTCTCTCCATCTCAACGCCCAAGGGAGCCTACGGTGCGTTCCACCGCTTGGTACACGCACCATCCAGCGACCTCAAGGTAACGATCGACTGGCGCGACAACCCGTCGAAGAACCACGGCCTCTACAAGCTAGTCAACGACCGGCCCGTTGCCGTCGACCCGATCAACAATCCTCTCCAGGCGGACTACGACCCGCCGACGAAAGAAATCTCTGAACTGCTGTCACGGCTCCGCAAGCGTGGCTACGACCTCGACTCAAAGACCCGCAGCCCGTGGCTCGACCGGGAGTGTGATCGCGGTACGTCGAATCCGCAGAACGTCGCCCAGGAAATCGAGCGAGACTACGGCGGCAGCGTCGCCCGCATCTTCGGCAACCATTGCGTTGAAGTGGCTGAATCGACCACCCGACCGCCAGATATCTACGGCAGGCTGTCGGTCTATGACGACCTGACCTACTCGTTCGACCGGATGGATAACGGCGAGTACCACCTGTGGTGCCAGCTTGATATCCACGACCGACCGCCAAAGCACAACTTCATCGTCTGTGCGGACTTGGCTTCCGGCGACGGCGGCGACTACTGCAACAACTCGGCGATCATCGTCATCGACCTTGTGACCGGCGAGCAAGTGTTGGAGTTCGTCACGAAGACAGTCAAGCCGCCGGACATGGCCGACAAGGCGATTGCAATTTGCAAATGGTTCCACCACGCCTATCTCGCTTGGGAGCACATGGGGCCGGGCGCCGCGTTCACCAAGCAAGTCATCGAGCGCGGCTACAACAACTGCTACGAACGCGACACGATGGACAAGTTCACCCGCAAGCGCACGAAGAAGCTCGGCTTCGACAACCGTGGCGCTGCCCGCGAACACCTGTTCAACGACCTGGAACGACAGATTCGCACCGGCGACCTACTTATTCGCAGCAAGTTCCTGGCGGAAGAACTAACGCAGTACATCCGCGAGAACGGCAAGATCAAGCACGTATCCGTGAAGGGCGACGACTCCTCGCACGGCGACCGCGTGATTGCCATTGGCGTCGGCGTGCAGGCGATGAAGAGTCGCCCGCTGCCGAAGCTGGAAGGGAAGTCGGTCGGTTCCTACGGCGACCCAGAACCCGGCACGCTCGCCTACCGAGAGTGGCTGTTCACGCAGCAGCAGGAAACGGTCGACGACTGGGACGACCGCAGCACGGCGGACATGCGAAACAATCAACGCGACCAATACGCATTCAACTAGACGAGAGACACATTAGATGGTTGCAATCAATAGAGAGTTTGACGCCGACTGGCGGGTAGAGCCGAAGGACATCTTCAGCGAATACTCGCGCAAGTCCACGGACCTGAAGTTCGAGGCGTTGTATCGTTCCATCGAGGCTTCGTTCCGGGGGCTGGAGCCGTTTCGCAATCTGAATCGCCGGCTGGTCCGCGAATACGCCGGCCCAGCTTACGGCGAGTGCGAGACGAAGCGCAAGTACCTCAATATGACGGCGCAACTCGTCGATGCGTACATGATGCTGCTGGCCGCCAACCGGCCCAAGGCGGACGTGACGACTCGCTACGAGTCCCTTCGCGCGTACGCCAACCACTTCGAGATCGGCCTGAACAACCTGATCGGCGAGATTGGGCTGGAGTTCACGATCCGCCGCTGGGTGATGGATGCGTTCTTCTGCGTAGGCGTCATTAAGGTTCACCAAAAAGACGCTGGGGAAATCCAGTTCGAGAAGAACCTGTGGATGGACCCCGGAACTCCGTTCGCCTCCAACGTGTCACTAGACAACTTCGTCTACGACGCTGGCGCACGGTCGTGGGGAGAACTGCGGTGGGCGGGCGATATGTACCGCGTCCCGCTGGACGACATCAAGAAGGGCGTCGAGATCGGCATGTACGACCCCGACGTGGCCAAGGAGATCAAGCCGACCAGCAAATACCGCGTCGACAATGAGAAGCTGGAATCTTACAGCAAAGGCAACGAGTTCGACCTGGACGACTTTCAGCCGATGGTCGACCTCGCCGACGTGTGGGTCAAGCGCGACCGCCGCATTTACACGTTCGTCGTCACCGACCGGACGAAATTCTGCATCAAGGGCGAGCCACTGGCTTCGATGGCGTGGGACGACCCGGAGAGCGGACCTTACCACATTCTCGGATTCAACGACGTACCTGAGAACATCATGCCCGTTGGCCCGGCTGTCCACATGGACGAGTTGGACCGGCTCATCAACAACCTGCTGCGAAAGCAGGCACGTCAAGCGATGCGGCAGAAGGACGCCACGATCTACAGTTCGCAGGGCGCCGACACGGCGAAACGCTGGCAGAAGACCCCAGATGGCGGCATGATCCAAGGCGACCCATCCGGCATTGGCAAACTGACCGAGGGCGGGGCGAACCCGCAGAACCAGCTATTCTTGGCCAATGCCATCGAGCTTTACAAGAACGCTTGCGGCGGACTCGACACGCTACGCGGGACTGGCGCTGCCGCCGCCACGGTAGGCCAAGAGCAGTTGATCCACGACGCCTCGAATCGCGCTATCGCTCAGATGCAGTACCGCGTGATGGACGCAACTCGCCGGCTGCTGAAGTCGCTGGCGTTTATGCTCTGGACCGACGAGTTCAAGGAAATCTCCGGCCAGTTTGAAGTCCCTGGCACCAACTTCTCTGCGGAGACGACGTGGAGGCCGGGCGACCGCGAAGGCAACTTCCTCGACTACAACTTCGACGTGAACGTCTTCTCGATGACGTACAAGCCGCCGGCGCAGGTGGCCACCGAACTGATGAACTACGCGATGAACGTCATTGTCCCGCTCGCCCCGACGATGGCGCAGCAGGGTGGCGTGTTCAACGTCGCCGAGTTCAACAACATTATGGCCGACCTTACAGGCCGGGACGAATACAAGCGGATGGTGACGTTCACCACCCCGCCCAGCGAGGACACTCCGTCCCCGTCAACTAGGGTGAAGCCGCCCAACACAACTCGCACCTACAACCGCAGCATCCCCAGCGGGACGGCGCAAGGGGCGTCAACGCTGATGCAGCAGCAATGGGCGTCGATGGCTAATTCCAGTGGAGGGGCGTCAATGACGCCGGCAGGATGAGTAAGGTTCTCCGCTTCGATGCGGACGGCAGCGGCGTGTGGGTCGATAAGTCTGCCGCCGATATTCCCCGCCGCGCCAACGAGCCCGATATCGTTAGCGACTCACTGGGAACGACCAAGTGGCAGTTGGATGAGGTCAGGGAGGACGCTCGCCGCAACGGATTCCGAATCGAGTTCGTGGAGGACAAGGGACCGTCTGGCGTGGAAGGATTCTACCCCGCCAAGGGGAGCCCCACCGAAATGGCCCGCTACGAGAAGTATCGGCAAGGATCGGAGGCTGAGATCAGAGGCGCCGGTTCTGGTGGCGTCGTGTCAGCCGATGCACTAGCGACCGCAGCGCGATTGATGCGCGAGAAGTACCCGGTCAAGGAGGGAGTGTGATTGTCGTGCAAGATCGCCCGCGACGCGCGAATGTCATTTTCGCGGCAGAGTACATTCCGATCTGCCCCGAGCATGGTATCGACATGATCGAATACTCGCGGCGTCAACTGCTGATCTACTATCGCTGCGCGCGCAAGGATTGCGAATGCAGAGACAAGGCTCCGCGCAAACTCTTCATCGCCTCGACTAATAAACCTTAGTGCTGATTGCGGCACTAACGTATCTGTTTTGATGAGGACATCTCTCATACCGTTGGAGTATGAGTGTAGAAAACCTCTCTGACGAAATTGCCGAAGACGCACCGGAACCCGCGTCGGAAGTTGCGACCCCTACGGGAAAGTTCGCCACTCCGCGCATTCTTGCGATTGCTCGGGGCGAAGACCCTGACGCGATCGACTCTGAAGAGAACGACCCGCCCGCCGATGAGCCGGAAGCGGAATCGCCTTCCAGCGAAGTCGCTGAAGAACCTGCCGACGCTGCACCGGAACCAACGTCGTGGGTCACGGAATATGACAAGCAGCGGGCGCTAGCATACGGGCTCGACCCCGAAGACTTGGCGGCCTACTCCTCGCGAGAGGAGTTTGGTCGCGTAACTCGCGCCATCGACAAGGCCGCTTCCCGCCGCGAGCCGACTGCTGCAAAGACGGTCGAAACTCCGGCCCCGCAAGACGAAGAGATTGTCGACGACACGAGCCCTCGCGATGCCAACGGCAAGCTGAATCTCGCCTACTTTGAAAAGAACGGCTACGACGAAGCGACGATCGAACTGGTCCGCGAGCAGATTGCCAACAGCGAAGCCCGCGAAAAGCACAACCAGCAGCTAGAGGCGTATCGCCAGGAGCAGGAGCAGGCCGAGGCCGCTCGCTACGCCAACGAGTTCCACCGCGCCGCCGACGAACTGCGGCCCGACTTCTTTGGTCGCGTGCTCGACGAGCATGGGCTGCCTGTCGAACCTTCCGCCGTCGAAATTGATCGGCGCCAGAAGTTGTGGGATGCCGCCCACCTCATCGCTGACCACATGATTCTCGCCCAGCAACGACAGGGTTTGCCGCCGTCAGTGCCGCCCATGTCAAAGCTGCTGAAGCAAGCCGAAGTGTTGGCGTTCGGCGACGAAATCGCCGCTCACGAGCAGGCCGCCCAAAGAGCCGGCAAGCGAGCCAGCCGCACCGACGAACTGAAGCGGCTCGCCGCTCAATCCCAACGCCGACGCCCGGTCGCCCAGACCGCTGGCACCCATGCCGCCTATCGCGGCGCACCGGCATCCGACCCACACAGTACCGAGTCGATCTTGCAGCATCCCGACGTGGAAGCAGCGCTGCGACGCATCAATGACAAGAGCCGCTAAGACGGCAGACACCGAACTCTGATAGTTCACCACGGAGCAGACAACAATGGCCGCCCCTCTCACGCCGGAAGACCTGGACGATCTCGTCACCACGACCCTTCCGCTGTTCAAGCGTCACAAAATCACCGACATCTCCCTCGATCTTCAAGAGTACATTAGCTCGAAGATCATGACGGAGAAGAACGTCGTGGAGCGCGGTGGTCGCACTCTCGACTTCAAGGTCAAGACCCGCAACACGGGCTTGGCTCGCAATACCGGTATGCTGTCGGAAGACGTGACCGGCATCGAAGACGTGATGGTGTCGGCGTCGGTCCCCTGGACCAAGCAGACCGTCAACTGGTCCTACTCGATCGACGAACCGGAGTTCCAAAGCGACGCCGAAGAAATCGTCGACATCCTCCGAATTCGCGACCTCGACGCCATGAGCGACATGGCCGAGTTGAACGAAGAGAACCTGTGGTCGTCTCCTACCTCCACGACCGACAAGCGCCCGATGGGCATTCCGTTCTGGCTGCAACAGGACACGAACACGGCGTCGAACGACGGCACGCTCAATGGCCGCGACCCGTCCAACTTCAGTTCTGGTCGCGCCGGCATCAGTTCGACCACTTACAGCAAGTGGCGTAACTGGACGTTCCGATACTCGGCGTACACCTCGGACGACTTGGTTCGCAAGATCAAGCGGGCCTTGGTGTTCACGAAGTTCATCCACCCGGTTCCTCACCCGGAACTGGGCTACAGCAACACCCAACGCGAAATCTACACGACCTATCGCGTCATCGAACCGCTGGAGCGATTGGCCGAAACCCGCAACGAGAACCTTGGCAACGACGTGGCTCGCTTCATGGGCCAAGTGGTTGTCGGCGGCGTCCCGATGCGTCTGGTCCACTACCTCGAAGCGAACGACCTGACCGACCCGCTGTACGGCGTCGACTGGAGCGTGTTCCGCCCGTTCGTCAAGAAGGGCTGCAACATGCGTCGGATGGGTCCGATGCAGATGCCGAAGCAGCACGACGGCAAGACGATCCACTACGACACCTGGATGAACTACTCCTGCTACAACCTCCGCAAGTGCTGGGTTGGTTCGCTGGCCGTATAGTAACGCTTTCAGGCTTTCGCAAACACACAACCCAAAATTGGGAGCAATTTTCAAATGGGCGCTTTATTTCTTCCAGGCCAGTTGTACACGCTTCATCGCGGCAACACGAGCCGAACCATGTCCTCGCGGCCTTGGAACCGAGCCCTTGAGTTCATCAATGGTTCCAACGCAAGCAGCGGATTCTTCCTGCACGAAGACTTCCGCAGCTTCGGCCTGTCGACCGCCGTATCGAGCAATGTTGGCCGCTACGTTGGCGACGGTGCTTCGTGGTATACCTTCGAGGATACCGGCGCGAGCATTTCGCAGATCGCCACCAACGTCAACGGCGTCATCGCACTAGCGACCGATGCCGACGACAACCAAGAAGTTGACTTGGTGAACTGCGGCAACACCGGCGTCTGCGGCGTCATCTCGGATACCGCTGGCAGCGACAAGTTCCAGGTGTGCGAGTTTCGGTTCTCCGTCTCGCAGATCGTCACGCAGAACCTTTTCCTGGGCATGGCCGAGGAAGGCTTGGCGGTCACGGACGGCA